GTGATGATGTTGTTCCCAAAACTCCACCTTTCTTGACTGGATATGTTCATACTCATCCAGAGATTCATTTAGAAGATGCTGATGATAAGAGATTTGATGGTGTAGAAGATCATAATGCTGTTTATTACTACAACGCAATTGAGAAGTTACTGAAATGACAAACACCTTTATTAGTGCTATTGCTATTTTCACATTAATTATTGTTTTGATGCAATGGGGATTAACCAATGCATATCCAAATTAATTTGGTATCAAACTATACAATTATATACGAATAAATAAATTTACGTTCATCTGCTATAATGCAGACGGAAGTAAGCCGACTCGGAACGGATCGTTCATCTATGGAAGCACTCATTCTATCGTGCTTACAAGCACAACTAATTGTTGGAAGAATTCAACAACACGACATTCCTAAACAATCTAAGAATGATTTAATTTGGGAGATCAAACAGATCTCACCAACAGAGTGTAAGATAGACGCAAAAGCCGACTGAAGGAACGCTCTTTAGCCTCAAAATTAAGGAGAAAACCTAATGTCACAAGCAACCTATAGAGGTTGTCAGTATAATACTGACACCGCTAAGCAAGAATATCGTCAGTGGTATTCACAAACACATGCACCAGCACATCCACAAAATAGATATCGTGGAGTTGCTTATCGCCCTTGCCAAAATTGGAATTGGGAGGAAGCAAAATGAACTGGTTGAATGTTATTCGTAAACAAATTGAAAAGCAAAGAAAACTACAAGAAGCCCAATATCATATGGCAACTCTTTGATGAAATTACTGATCCAACTTTTAATATTATCTCGTGTATTCACTAATGATGGTCTGTTTACAGAACAAAGGAAATTTCCAGTTAGGAAAGAATCACCCGAAATTCGTAGAGTTACAAGAAAGAGAGGTAAACAATCTAAAAGGACAATCTAGCTGATAGTTTCTTAGCAATTTTCTTAGCAGGGGCAAAGAGGGATTTAAATCTCGTTTGCCCCTCTTTTGTAAACTTATTTGTAATCACATCGTCAATAATAATTTTGTTTTCTGTTTCGTAGAAGGCATTCGTTTCTACTTGTGCTCGGATATATTGCTCTACGTTATCAGTTTTCCCAATTAGTTTAGTACCTTCCGATGAGTATTCAAAGATATCTACATTCCCACTATCGGACATGACATAGTGAAGTACAGGTTTGACCTGTTTGATCTTAATCTTGAACTTGTTTTTAGTTGCTTCTCTGATCAGTGGTTCTGCTGCGTTCTTAAGGGCATTCAGACCGATGCTAGAGACCATGGTAGCAGCAGTCGTAACCACTGCCACGGCACCCGCAGTGGCAACCAGAGAAGGGTCTGGGAGATCGATATTGACCCCCGCAATGGAGATCCTGGGGTTGTCTGCTGGGATCTCTGCTTTGGTCACTGGTGGTGGTGTGGATGCCTGTACAAGTTGCTGAGGAATCTCTGGTGGTTTGGCATCTGGCAATCCACGATTCTTTGCAGCATCTTCTTGTGCTTGCTTTTCTTTATCAGCACGAACGGCTGCATCAAATTCTTCCTGTGTTGGAACTTGAATCACAGGATATTTTAAGGATGGATCTGGTGCTTGAAATACAGGTAAAGCAAGTCCCCGATTTAAAGGGACTTGCATAGTTTCAACTACAGGAGGTTCAAGCCGTTGGATCAGCGTACCTTGAGGGTTCGGGATTCTCTGCAGCTGGTTCTGCGTCTGCAACTGATTCTGCTGCAGGTTCGGGATCGAATACTGGTTGGATAGTTGGTTCGACTGCAACTGGAGTTGGTTCGACTGCTGTGGTGGCAGCAACGGAATCTGGTTTGGCATCTTCCTTATCATCTCCCTTCTTTAGGGTATCAACACCAAAGGTGGCTGCTGCAGCAGTAAAAACTGTAGCAATAAAGGTTGGGTCCATCTTAGCGAGAAGACCTGCATAACTAGCTGTAAGTAGTGCAGCACTCCAACTCAAAACTGAAATCCTAACAATAGTGCTCATACATTTTTCCTTCTTGTGGGTATCAGCCATCGTTCTAAAAAAATAGAGGGTATGGTCCCCTCTATTTATATTATGCTTCTTTTTTCTTACCAATATTATATTTGGATTCTAGAGTCCACTCACCTTTATCTTTGTATGCAATCACTTTAATCTGATTGAGAGGGGCAGCATCAGCAATTAATTCTAAATTAACTAATGTAACCAGACCCCAATCAGAGAGAAGTTGAATGATTCTATTTCTACGTTGTACATCATTTAAAGAAAAATTTGTATCCTTACGATCAAGGGCAAATAATTCTTTGAAATGAACAATATAATACTTACCCTTCTTATGAAGAATATGGCAAGATTGATATAGTTTCTTTTCCTTACGGGAAGCAACACCAATTCTGGTTAAAGTCTCACGCACTTTAAGGAAGTCATCGGGTTCTTTCAGAACCACTTCGACCATATTTTCTTCTGACCACTTCACTTCAGTATCAGTCATTTTTTTCCTCCAACATTAAGCTTAGACTTTATGAATTCAAGTTGTTCTTTGGTTAATAAACCAAGAGCAGTCTTAGCTTTTTCATTACTATATCCATAGTATTGCTTGACAATCTCAAGGTCTTTAAGGGGATCCTTCTTTAACCAGGGCGAGAAACGCTTTCTCTTACGAATACTATTTATAAAAAAGTCGTATTGCATCTTACTATCAAGATGCGAAGCCATGTTCATCTCATTTGCATACAAAACAGTATCCATGAAACCAGAGAAACAACGGTTAATAATATATGGAGGATACTGCCTTACTGCTTCCTCATCTGCATCCATCAAATTAACTTTATCGTAGTTGATAGAGTTAAGATAATGCTTCAATTCATACGTCATAATTAAATAGCAAAAGTTCAGCACGGTCCTTTTGATCGTCCATGTAATCACCAATAGATCGCATGGTATAGGTCAGTTCATAGGTTGAAGCACCCCATCCATCAAATCGACTCTTAACAAACAGAGAAGAATTATAACTGATCAGGGACTTGCATGGAGTGAAGTTCATACGCTTTGCAAAGAGTTCATGATCGAACTTCTTGTGCATCTCTCCCTTCTTACCATAGAGGTTGTCCTTAATATCATAAGGAGGATCTAAATAGATGAATGTTTCTGGAGTTCCGTCAAGCATATGCTCATAGGAAAGATTTGTAATCTTCCAATTTTTAATAATAGATTGATAATGCTGGAGATTTTCAATACCCTTCATTGAAAAATTAGAAACACTTGCTTGCTTAGAGAAAGAAGAACTTTCCGTCAAACCACTAAAAGAGCACTTATTTACAATATAGAAACACATAGCTCGATCAAGACTGGTTTGAGTTTCATCATTGATAACATCCTTCGCTGCCAAAAATAAATCTCTTGCCTTATCTTCGGTCATATTATTTCCCTTAGCAACCACAAGTGATTCAACTAGATCTAAAGGATTAGTCTGCAACACTTGCCAGAAGTTTACTAGAGGTCCATAAAGATCATTCACCCACACAGGAACATCTGGAAACTGTTTGGTGAATTCAATCGCTACAGAACCTCCTCCAATAAAGGGTTCCCTATAATCAGTGATTTCTTTAGGGAACTTTGGAAGAAGAAATTTAGTTGCCCGACTCTTTCCACCTGGATAACGAAGAGGTGTTTTTAATGCTTTCAATTCTTTATTCATAACGATTTAATGTAATATGTGCCATTGGAAATCCATACATTCCCGAATTAACGTTTCCTACTGGTAACACGTTAAAGCTCATAGTATATCTAGGTTTATTTCCTAGATGCGGTCTTGAGCAGTGAGGTAGCCAACTTGGAAATAAAATTAAATTACCTGGTCCAGGATGAACTTCCATTTCAATTTCACGATTCTTTTTCCAAGAAACGTCCACTTGACCACAACCTTTACTGTAAAATGGATCTAAAAATACTGTTGGAGATCCTTCGGTCACATAATATACAGCACTGATATAGGATAGATTATGTGTATGAATATGATGTGCAGCTTTTTCACCAACAGCAGATTTGTTACCCCAGCATACTGCAATGTCTAAAGCATCACAATCCAACTCGTAGTAATTTTTATACTCTAATAAGCATTGCCTAA